ACAGCAGAAAACTTAGCCTTGTATAAAGTGTCAGGTGCATTGTCAATAAAGTGCTGTAGCACATTATCGAGAAAGTGGATTAAATCAGGTATGAACATTGGGTCAGCTTTCCACTCATCATACTTTTCTAAGTTGACTGAAGACAAACAACATACAGCTGTTCGTTCTTCATTGGTGGGTAAGGTTATCTCTGTACATAAATTAGAATGGTTTACTTTTAAACCTAAATCTTTTTGTGCTTGTGGTAGACCATCATTAACTGTGTCACCGAACATAATGTATGGCTCACCTGTGGCTACTCTGTTTTCTAATATACGCTGCCATAACTCACGGGCTGATATAGTTCTTACTATCTCGTTTGTATGTGGGTCAATTAGATTCCAGCTATCATCAAACGTTGGTTCTTTGATACAGTTGTCAATCAATTCCATGAAGTCATTAGATATGTTAATACCATGATGTAGGTTCAGACACTTCCTGTGCACATCACCGCCACTAGGCTTACGCATATCTAGAAACTCTATAATCTCAGGATGGCTTACGTCCATGTAAGCGGCATAGCTGCCCCTTCTAGTCTTTCCTTGTGAGAAGGCTAACATCTCTGAGTCTACTACATGTAGAAAAGGTATTGACCCTGACGACTGAGACCCATTACTTGTGCCAGTTCCATCTGAACGAATGTGTCCCCAGTATCCACCGACCCCACCACCGACAGAAGCCAGCCATGCGTTTTCAGTGTAGTGTCCAGTCAGTCCTTCTCTACTGTCAGGTACATAATTAAGGAAGCATGAAATAGGCATCCCTCTATCTGTACCACCATTAGTTAAAATAGGTGTAGCGTACATGAACCATAGCTTAGATGAATAATTATATATACGCTCAGCCATCTCATCATTATCAGAGAAAGCTTTAGCCGCTCTCATAAATGCCTCTTGTGGTGAGGTCTCTTCAGGTAACAAGTACCTATCATGTAAGGTAGTCTTACCAAACGAGGTTAACAATTCATCTCTGCTATAATCCATATCCACTCCTATAATATGTTGAGAGGGTTCACATTTGTGTTCTCTCTAATTAATATATCTATATACTCTTTTGCTTTCTTTAAGTCCTCAAGCTTGCCTTCCATGTCCTTATGCTTAGTGCGCCAACGACATACATACTTGATAACGTTAGCCTCACAGTAAGGTATCTCATTCTCAATGATAAACGTTACAGGCTGTATCTTGTACTTGGCATAATGCTTGGGGTTGATTGCATTTATCTCTACCTTCTTCTTGGTTGCCATAGTTTTACTTCTCCAGTTTTTTTGTTGTACTCACCGTGCCGTAGTATACGAGCACACCTAGCTTGTTGTAATGCTTCAGCTTCTGTGTATCCCTTCTTATCATAGGCTTGTAAAACTTTGTCCCACAGGTCTAAGAGGGGTACATTAATATCTGTTCCTAATAACTTCTCAGCTGTCTTGATACCCACAGTAGGACACCCAGTGTATCCGTCTACTGCGTCACCAATAAGTGCCTGAGTCATGAACCAGTAGTCAGCTTCATATGGTGTGACCCTTTGGATGTTAACACCATCAGAAGATACACCCACTGGTATTTGTTTTAAGTCTTTATCAATAGATACAATAACTTTATCTACATCAAAATGTGGGTCAGGGGTAGTGGCTAAGATACCTAAGACATCATCAGCTTCTACGTTGTCCCACATGATTCCTTTGTGATGTTCCATAATATATTTACGCAACACTGGAAGTATCAGTGGCTTACGTTTAGCTTTACGATTGTCTTTATATGTAGGCAGTACATCCTTTCTAAAATTAGTAGGGGATGTTAAACATATCTTAACTCTGTCTGCTTGTAAGTCTTCTTTAAGTTTCTTGATAGCTTCATCTACTAGACCACAGCACTTGTCTTCATATGAATGTAATGTCCATAGTCCATCACCCCAGTTAACTGCTTCTTCATTTTGAAGAGCGGTCTGATAAATAAGAATGTCACCATCAATAAGTATCTCTCTCTTAGTACCCTTAGGTACTTGTGGTTGTCTATCTGTCAATGTGTTTCGCTCCAGTTATTACCGACTTTATATTCACCAGTCAGTGGTATTCTTAAATCAAAGTACTTGCCTGTTTCTTCGATAGCTTCAACAGCTTTCTCACCAATAATGTCAGCCCAGTCTGAGCCACACTCTACTTGTATCTCATCATGTACCCACACTACTTGGTTAACATTCATGTAACCTTGTACTCTTTTATTAAACTCAACCAGCCAGCGTTTGCATACCAATGCACCACCTGATTGTAGTAATGTATTCAATGCTGAATGTGCTGAGCGTACCTTAACGTTCCTACCATCTAGTCCTTTGATGTAACCTTTGGCTGCTGCTTTTTGTACAGCTTCTATAAGTTTACTCAAGGCTGGTAAGTTGTTTAAGAATCTTTGTTTGACTTGCTTTGCTTCCTTTACTGTCTTACCAGTAACATCAGCTATCTTGTTCACGCCACCACCATACAAGAAACAATAATAGAAACGTTTAGCTAAGTCTCTTGAATCTAGACCAGCTAGCTTCTGTGTCTCTGTATGTATGTCACCATCAAGTACCACCTTAGTGTATGCACCGTTGTCAAACTTAGCCATGTAGTGTGCTAACATTCTGACTTCCAATGCTGATACATCTATACCCACTAGCTTGCGGTTGAATGGTGTAGTAAATAATTCTCTACACTCTTTACCGTAAGGTGCGTGAGCACTGGGTACTTGTGCTAAATTAGGGTAGGCATGGCTGGCTCTTGCAGTCACTGTCGAGTTGGTGTTGCAAGTGCCGTGAAGTCTGCCAGCTTTAACAAGCTTCAACCATGCCTGATTACCTGTGGCTAACTGTCCAATCCTTTTATCTAAAAGGAAATGTTCAGCGAGGAGTTTTGCCTCAGGATAATCTAAACTGTTTAGTACTGAGTCATCAACCTTAGGCTTACCATCAGTTGTATACTCATCAGGTTTCCAGTCATACTTATCTATCAGTCTTTGTGATACGTGTTGTCTACTGGATGGATTAAATGTTTCTTCATGCTTCTTAATAAATGGTTGACCCTTAACATACCCTCTAGTCTTGTTGTTAACTTTAGGTATGAATGTTGTCTCTTTAATTATAGGTGGGAACAGTTCTTGTAGTTCCTCTTCTATCTCTAAGCGTCTAGCTTCTAGTTTACCATAGAGTTCTTTGGCTTTGTCTTCATCAAACATAAAGCCATATTGTTCTTGTTTGAATATAAGTTTAGCTACGTCATGCTCTAGTTCCATAGCTTGTTTAGAGTAACCTTTCTTTTCTATTGCTCGATACAAACCAACGTTAACATGTACGTCTTGCTTACAGTACTCTAACATTTCAGGGGTAAATGTTTTCCAGTCTGTTTCTATGTGTGCTTTATACTCACCAATGCGGTGACCCCATGACTCAAGACTGTGTCTACCTATAAGCTTAGTGGGAAAGTCATTACCACGCTTAAAGTCTGCGTCTCTAATGTCAGGGAATAATAAACGTGTAGCGATAATAGTGTCAAAGATTTCTCCTTTAGGTTCAAAGTCATAAAACTTTTTTAACATAGGTAAATCAAACTTAACTATGTTGTGTCCAATTAATAACTTAGCACGACTCATTAACTTTATAGCGTCCCAGTTATCAACATGTATTATTTCATCTTTGTCTATATCGTACAAGATAATACAATGTATCTTAGTTGCTTCATCCATGAGTCCATCAGACTCAATGTCAAACACGTATCTCCTCTTCATTTAAAATGTTCTCCTTTGCTTAACTGTTTTCTATATTCTTTTAGGTCACGCTTGAACCAAACCTTTTTAGTTTCAGGACAGACGTAAACTATTTTTACCCCAAGCTTATTACCCAGTGCATTAGTAATACGTGAAGTAATCCATCCCTTTGGATTGTAAGACGCACATTTGAAATCAATGTAGATACACTCATGTGTCTTCTGATTAATGGCAACACAATCAATTACACCTTGCGGTGCAACGTTAGTAAATACCCAGTAACCTTGCTCGATTAACCATGCCTTGCCGAACAGCTCAGCCCAGTGCCCCTTGTCATTTTTCTTCATAATTTTATTTTAATTATTTTTTGTATTACGCAAGTCGGAATGATAGTGGTGTTCCCGATATCTTTTATCTTACCATCACTATCTATGTTGAAGTCACTAGCGAGCCTAGTCACCTTGTTATCTTTTTTAATTAACCACCCACTAGAAATACATATAGGTAGCTCATCAGTAATGAGGTCATCAATGTCACGCCAGTTACTATCAGATTCTATATCAACCCAATAGACCATAACGAAGTCATGCTTGATAAGGTCTAGTTTGGGTAAGTATCTTTTCTTTTCCATT